TGGCACGGTCGAGATTGCCGCTCACAAGCTGATCCACCGTAGGCCCCTTAGGAACATACGGAGGTTTCACAAGTGAAACAGGAGCAGGAGCGATCGAGGATCGCCGCTTTTCGTCGTCGCGTTTGCGCTTACTCATAATCGGGCTCATCCTCTAGACCGGCATAGGGGTCAACATACGAACGCACAGGAGGGCGCATTTTGTCAAGTGACGCCTTGATGCGTTCGTCTAGCTCTGAAATCGAAAAGGCAGCGCCTTCGCGCTCCACGAGCCATTTTTCGACCTTCTCAACCGATCGCTGAAACCAAGGATCACGCCGAAGGGCGATATCCTGAAATTGCCAGAACCCTGACAATTCCATCAGGCGCAGGAGATAATTCCGGCGCGTTGCACCGGTCATCCGATAGACCCTGTCATCGGAACCGCCCGGAGGGCGATACTCAAACGCCTGAGACACCGCGCCAAGCGCATGGTGACGATCGGCAAGAGCCTGAAAGAACGCATCGCCGAGGGGCGGCTTTTTAGACAGAAGCAAACGCTTCTGATATTTGCGTTCCTTCAGGATGTAGACCAAACAATAACGAAACTTGCGTTCGGACGGGCTCCATTCGTTCCAACAATGACCGTGTCTCCACTGTGGCATGTGGAAGTTTTCCATATGCGCCCAATCAGGGCGCTGACCCTTGCCAAAGACAAGAACATGCCAGTGAGCCCGCCCCTTGGCATCGCCATACTCGCCAACCGCAAGATATCTTATAACGTGGCTCGCATCACGAAGCGCCCTTACCCAATTCTGCACATGACGCGAGGTCAGGAACAGATGGGCCCCATCCCGATCGCGATCGGGGCTAGGCGCATAAGTGAGCGTGATAAAGGCCGACCAATCGGACACCGATTGCTCGGCCAGACCACGGCCCACAATGTCGTCCACTTTGTTCTTACGACATTGCCAGCAGACCCGGCAGGGCACTTGCTGAACCTGAGGGCCGCGCCGCTTATCTTCATACCGAATATTCAGCGGAGACACGCACATTTTTTAGGCACTTTCCATGTTGCTCACCACTAAACATTATCCCCCTCAAGCTATATGGGGATAATGTGCCGTCCCTCTCCATAGTCGAGGGACGGCACACATGTAAAGCCCCTGCAAGCGCAGCCAGCGCGCGCGAAGCGAACAGAGTGCTGACTGGACAGCGCGGCAGGGGCAAAGAAATAGGCCGGGCAAGCCCGGCCTAAGCAAACAAACTTCCGGCATAGCCGGAACTCTGCGAGGGCTGTTTGTTTGCTATGGCGCGTATCCCCCGCAAGCGGGGGACCCCCTCACGCCATCGCGCGAACAAGTCGCGCTCAAAGATCGGCTAGGGCAAAACAAGTTTGCCCTGGCCGATCATCGCTGAGAGCGAAAGAGGGGTTGGGGCATAAGCTCAACCCGCTCTAGGGGTTTCGGATGCGGATGTTCGACGCCAGAAAGCCGCCATCGACCGCGCTCAGACCCCGGCAGGCACTCAAAGCCCTTGGGAAGCGCGAAGACCGCAAGTTGACCGAGCCAAGCCCATTCGGGAGGCGACAACATGGCACCATAACGGGCATGGACGATCGCCAGCTCGAGCCGAAACCGAAAAGAGGGCAAGGGCTCGATATGGGGATACACGACCAGCGGAACCCCACGATCCTTTGCCTCTAGAAGAATAGACCCGGCCCACGCCCTCAGGCTGTTAGGAACACCGCCCCAATCAGGACGAGCCAAGAGGCGCAGATAGGCCGGATCATAGAACAAACGACGGAAGACAAGAGACTTGTCAGGCGCGACTTTTTCGGGCCAAAGCCCGAGAAAGCGCTTGAATTCCGTCGAGGGCGGATCGTCACAAAACCGCTCCGCCAAAAGAGTATGCCGATCGGGGAGACCCCGACCGGCAACATAAACCTGCCACCATCTAGGCGTCGGCAACATCGCCATCCGCCTCAGGAGCAGGAGCAGGAGGAGGCGCAGCAGCAGCAACCGCAGCGGCACGAGCAGCTTTCAACGCGGCAGTTTCCCGCCGCATTTCAGACAGCGCCGCGCGATGCTCAAGCTGTTGCTTCCGGAGCAGGCGCTTGACTTCATCATAAGCGCCGCTCTGGTGCGCCATCCGATCGGGATTTGTGTAAACCAACCCATCGGACGCCATCCCCGGCGACTTGTCGCCGAGGAAGAAAGACCGGCATCCCTTCGGACCGGCGACGCGGAAGCTATAAGCCCCGCTCACCTTGCACTCGACCTCAGTCCCGACGCCAGCCAGAACCTCGTAGCCCTCTTGGGTAACGAAGACAGGCGCGGGCATCGAGGATCGCACGACGAGGGACCGAGACGGCCCCTCATACAGCAGATCCTGAGCGACCTCAGACCATGCGAAAACGTCTAGGACTTTCATGCAACACCCCCTTCCGGATTGCCTTCGGCCTCAACGGCCGCCCAATCATCATTGTTCTCGGCGAGCACATCGCCCATTTGAGTAAGGCCGACGATCGACACATTGTGCCGACACACGAGCTCGAAGGCGGGGCGCGTCGTGTCCGCGAACACGTAATTCGGGAACGGCGACGGCGCCAACCAGTGATCCGATGTGAACACCGGATCGACCACATCCGCCAGCCAAATGCCGGACCGCTGTTCAGTGACAGGCGCGCCCGGCGTAGGCTGGAAGAACGCACCACCGAGCCGTGTGAACGAACGCTGCCACTTGTTGTTCATCGGCTCATAGCCATAGAGCCCGGACGGGCTGGTGTGCTTCGCGTCGATCCGACGATTAGGCACCATATCGACCGGCTCGGGATTTTGAATATCCCGGAGAGCATTCGGCAGGTGATCGGGCTCGACGCAGTAAAGCCATTCATCAGACTGACGCTCATCAAGACGCTCAGGAAGAACCTCGAGCGTAATGACGATAAGTCCCCCCGCTTCCGCAGGGGGAACATTGAGCGACAGATTGATTTGGGTCACCCCGGTAGTGACCGACGCGTCGAGCTCCGCCGCCTCGGTCGAAAACCGTTCGTTGAACCCGAACGGAACCCGCGCACTGTCCAGCAGGGCAGGGCGCTTATACATATCCGGGGGAACGGCAAGACCTTGCAGCAAGTGCGCAAGGATAGTGTCGTCAGACCCGAAGCCGGTCGGATCGTTGCCGGCGTACGCAGTCCGCAGCTTTGCGAAAGCCTGCGTCGTACGCGCTTTATCGATGTCCGCGAGCGAGGTTGTCACCGTCTCGCCCGCAAACTCCGTCCAAACACGCGGCAGCGCCGACCCCTGATCGGCCTGAAGCTGTCGCATCGTCCCGATGGGCGTATGCTCAGTAGGCGGAGTCTTATTGATATCATAGTACGGACCCGCCTCTTCCGACGCCGTATTCGTCCGAAACAGACCCATCACCGGGACGATCCCGGCAGACACGTCCAAATCCAACGAGCCAACGACCAACGCGCGTTCGTAATCCGGAACAACCGACGAAAACCGGCCAGACGGCCAGAACGCACGAGGAAACGTCGTCGCAGCAGCCATATCCTCAGAGAAATACTTCCGGCGCTCAAGCTTGCTCGAGTGAGCAGCTAGCCGGAAGTTATAGATCACGTTGAACGCGTCAACGAGATCAACGTTAATCTCGGACGAGCTTTGCAGGTGAATGCCAAGCGTCTCGAAGAAATACAGCGCAGACACCAGCGCCGTCGAGCTCTTGAGGAAGAACGACGGCGGCTGTCGATCGGGCTGACCGAGAGCCGTGATCGTCTCGCCCGCATAGGAATGCGCGAATTCATCCGTCCCATTGAACTGGGGATGGATCGACTTCGGGACGAACCACGCCTGCACATTGGCGTAAACCGCATTCAAAAGCGGTCGAGGCATTTCCGCCAGATTGATATCGACGGACGCCCGACCGGCGCAGCTATCCCCGCGCAGCAGGGGGATGTATCCGATCGGCATCACGACCCCGGCGTCACCGGAGGTCATAAGAACGCCCTCGTCCTTCCGGACTGTCCGCTTGTGCTGGACGGGCTGTGTTGCTTGCCTTGCCATAGCTTACCCTTTCAGTTGCTATTCCAACGGGTTTCCCAATCACTCGGGAAATCCTGTATGTCAGGTGCAGTTGTCAGCGGCGGATTCAACCACCGCTCACTTGCGTTTTTCCACCACGCACCCGCCTCAGACTTGAAATCCTTCCACTGGCGGGCTTTGTCTTGGGTCGCGCGGATCACCGACTGCAGCAAGAAGCTGTCAACATCATCCGCGCTTTTCGGAATACGATACTGGTGACCAGTATCCGGATCGACGATCGTCGTGTAACCAGTTTCGATTTCCTCTTTGACAACCTCTGACGGCCAGTTAAGTCGCCCGGTGTCAACAGAAGGCGGCGACCCAAACCCGCCGACAAGGCGGGGTTGTTCGCCAACCTTCATAGGATCGACAGGCACAGCCTGACGACCCAAGCCCATGCCAAACATCGTTGGCACGGCAGGAGCAGCAAGGCGCGCCTTAGCTTGCTCCAATTCAATGCGCGCGAGCTCATTAGCAAACTTCGCATTCTCGCGCTCTAGGGCCGCTTCGCCTGTCAGCTCACGGCCAAATTCCTGTATGCCGCCCAAGATCGCATCATTCGATGCCAGGGCAGGCACAGCAACCGGAGCTCCATAACCGCCCATGGCGGCAGAAACACCCGGCGCAGAAACGCCGATCGGGGCAACACCAGATGCCGCCCCGTAGGAGCTCGAAGAAATCCCGCCAGCAGGATTTGGCACCATAGCAGCGCCAAGCACAGACAGCGGATTGAAACCCGCCTTTTCAGCAGCATGGCGAAGCCGAGTAAACTGGCTTCCCATATCCTTTTTCTGCTGACGGTAATCAGCCTTCGCCCATTTACGGTTGCGCAACGCGGCTTCGTCCGTTCGTTCCCAAGCCAACTTGGCTTGTCTGCCCTGAAACTTCTGGGCAAGACGGACATTCTTGTCCGACATACGATCGGCCAGCAGCATATTCTTGCGACCGCGCTTGTAAGCAACTCTGGCTTGCCCTCGGTTGTACGAGTTTTGCCAGAGCATTTGATCCCAAGACTGTTGATTGGCTTCGGCAGCCGCTTCCCGCTCTTGGCTATTGCCAAAGAGCCCACCGACAACGCCGATTGCAGCAGATAGCCAGCCCATCAGCGCACCCCGCTTTCAAAAGCGACATGCACAAGGTCGAACTCGAAGCCCTCGACCGTCGATTGAGGGGCAGCACAAGCAGCTGTGATAAACATCACAACCGCGCAAACTGTCATGAAGACAACCCAATTCATTTCCCTTTCCCTTTCTGACACCACGGTACAAAAGGCCGACTGTTACCATCGCCCTGCGTGTTCTTGGGACGATTAGCAGAAAGACAAGCCTCTTTCGCAGTCGGCATAAGATCGGCGCGGGCCTGAACACCCCGCGCCTTAGTCACGAATTCACCCGGCTTACGACGCCCCATAGGGTCGTCGGTCCGGGCCGCATCCGATGACAAGACGTTGCTCGATGTCGGCACCCTTCCCGCCGGGTGTTCAACCCGGCTGGAAAAGAACCGATCGGCAACGGACGCCCGATAAACGCCGTTCTTCCCCGCTACCACTTTGGGCAGCGGATCATTCAGACCGGCAGTTGTCCGGGCTTGAGAGAGCAGCGAGTTGGACAAGCCAATCGCAGCCCTGGCACGGTCGAGATTGCCGCTCACAAGCTGATCCACCGTAGGCCCCTTAGGAACATACGGAGGTTTCACAAGTGAAACAGGAGCAGGAGCGATCGAGGATCGCCGCTTTTCGTCGTCGCG